GATCCCCGCCTCGAGCGCCGCCTGGTCCCAGTCCGACGGCGTGGTGAACGTGTCGGAGTGGCGATTCGTCTCCGTCGCTCCGAACGGGGTCCGGATGATCTGGAGGTAGTTCGTGACCTTCGTCCCGTTGTTGCTGCGAGCGGGACGGATGTCGTCGCCTTCCGGCTGCGCCACCCCGATGATCAGCAGCTCGTCCAGGTCGTTCATCGCGAGGTTGCCGCCGCCGATGCCACGAACCACGGTCAGCGTGTCCGTCGCGACCGACACGACCCGGAACACCTCCGCCGTCCTCGTGTTCTTGACGAGGTAGTGCGCCGCGAAGCGCACCCCCTGGCCGGCCGTGACCTCGATCGCCGTGTCGACGTTCGTCTGGGCGCCCGCCACGCCAGAGAAGCGCGGCTCGAGCTCCTTCTCGATCCAGCTGTACTCCGGGTTGTGCGCCGACTGCTTGCCGAGCGCGTTGAGCAGCACCGTCAGCGGATACGACCGCGGCTCCAGCAGCATCGTGCGCTGGGCCATGTCGACCTTGCGCTGCGCCTGAAGCATGTTGCCGGTGCTGCGATTGCCAGTGATGCCAGCCATCGCTTGTTTCCTCCGTTGTCAGCCGGACGGCTGGCCCAACGACTCAGTCCCAGACGCTGCTGGCCTGATTCCTTGCCGCTATCGCCGCGTCGAGCCGGCTCTCAACGCTGCCCTGCTCGCCGCCGGGGCTTGTGACCCCGCCGGTCTCCAGGGCAACGCCTGTCTCGGAAGCACCGGCAGGCGTCTCCTGCCCCGCTGCCCTTTGCCGCCCCACCTCAGCGAGATGGAGCAACTCGATGAAGTCCGCGTTTCTCGCGAGCTCCGGGTTGCCGTACCGCTGCGCACGCTGCTCCGCCTCGGTCACGATCCTGTCGGCGTACTCCGCCTCTTGGAACGCCGGGTACCGCGCCTCCAGATCGGCCGCCTGCCGATCCTGGGCGTCCTCTCGCAGGGCGTTGATCTCCTGCATCATCGGGGCGAGCTGCTGCTGCATGTGCTGCTGCAGCGCCCCCATGAACCTTGGGTCCGGCCCCTGCTCCTGCTGGCCGAGCGTCTGCGGGTCAACGACGTTCCCGCCCTGCGGAGCGTCGAAGAACTGGCCGCTCTGCTCGTCGTAGTAGAGCTGCGGCTCCCCGCCGTTCTCCTGCTGGCCCTGGCCGTCGAACCGCGAATCGATCTGGTCGAGCCGGTCCGCGAACGTCTCGAAATGCTGGTCGAGCTGGGCGAAGCGATCCAGCACCGGCGACAGGTCCGGGCCCGCCGGCGCCTCCGTGGCTCCCTGCTCGCCGCCGGGCGCTGTCTGCTCCCCGCCGGCCAATGCCTCACTGGCCTCCATTACGCCTCGCCCCCCGCGGCCGTCTGCCGCTCAGCTGCCTCGCGGTCTTCCCCGTCGATCCGTGCCGCCTCGTCTCGCAGCTGCTCAACTGCGCGCGTCACGCCGCGGAAGCCGCGGATGATCCCCGCGGTCATGGCGTAGTCCGCCTGCTCCAGCGGCTTCAAGGACACGAGCTTCTGCTCCGCGACCTCGATCTGCGCCTGCATCAGCTCCTTGAGCGCCTCCCAGCCTGGGTTGCCCTCGAGCTGCTCCACGAGCTTCGCGACCGACCGCACCTTCTCGCGAGACCACCCGCCGAGGTACTTCCGTTCGCGCCTGATCTGAGAAACACCGCCCATTCGCCGCGACTGTACAACTTGGGGTCGGCGGAATACGGTTGCAGCCGCGTCCTCGCGGCCGCTGGCGGCCTCCGCTACCTCCGGCCGATGTCGAGCCCGCGGAGCCCCTTGCGGCGCCGAGCGCGGCGCTGAGCGGCCCGCCGAGCGTCCTGCGGGTTGGGGAGGTGGGCGGGCCGGCCGCGCAGCATCGCCGCCAGCGTCGCTCCAGGCTCGCGGCCCGTCTTGCGCCGATACGGCTGGGTGCGACGCGTGTTCACCGCGTCCGCTGCCCTATCCGTGCGTTGCGGCCACGCACCCCGCCGACCCGCAACGCATTGCGGATCCGGCCCTTGACGATCGGCATCAGCCGCTGGTGGAGCTTGTAGCCCGTCGAGAACGCGAACGAGTCGAACAGGCCCTTCCAGCCGCCGGCGACGCCGGTGACGCCGAGGTCGTGGGCGCGCTTCAAAAAGTCGAGCAGCTGCGCCTCGCTGTAGGTGCCGTCGAGCAGCCCCGTCTCCTGCAGGATGATCGGCTTGTTGTAGAACGCCTGCATCAGCGCGATGTCGGCGAGGTTCGACTGCATCGACCCGGCCGCGTTCGCCCACAGGTACAGGTGCGGGAACAGGATCTGGTTTTCGGAGCAGCTTCCCCACGACATCTCCAGCGTGCCGCCGCCGTAGGTGCCGGTGATCGGGATGCCGACGCCGCGCGGCTTCGCGAGGTCGTATTCGGCGATCCCGACCGACGCCACGTCGCGCATCGCGGCCATGAACGCCGTCAGCACGTCCGCCGCTGTGCGGCCGGACAGGTTCTTGCAGAGGTAGGAGCCCCAGTCGAACGGCGGGCCGCCGAGATACCAGGTGGAGCCGCCGTCCTGGCCGAACGGCTCGTTGATCAGGTCGTAGGCGACGACACACGGCGAGCATGCGCACGCGCGGGCGCAGCGGTCCCACCAGCGCCGGAACGTCGCCCACCGGTTCGCCTCCGACAGCGCGTCGAGCCACACGGGCCGGTGGTCGGTCACGAACGTCACGATCCCCGTCACGACCAGCCGCAGCCCCTCCTCGCGGCAGATCTCGAGGAACGTCTCGAAGTTCGTCCACGCCGCCGCGTTGACGGTCGTCTCGTTGGTCATCATGTCGCCGAACGGGATGAAAATGCGGCACAGCTCCAGGCCGCCCGACACCATCTCCCGGATCACCGCACGCTGCCCCGCCGCGTCCGAGCTCGCCGGCCACGCGTCGAACGCCAGCGACGCATAACCCGCGAACGGCCACTGATAGACCCGGCCGGACGACGCGCCGACGATGCCGCGGCCGAACACGATCGTGTGCTCGATCGACGAGTAGCCCCACTCCATGTGCACGGCGGTGATGTCGGTGTCGGCGGCCTGCGCGGCGCTTTCGGCGAGCTGGAACTGCGACGACACCGTGTCGCCCGGGGCGAGCAGCGCCGGGCCCGCCTTGAACGGGGAATGCTTGCCGCTGACGCGCCAGCCCGTCTGGCCCGCCGCGACGCTGACGCCGTGGCCGCCGCCGCCGGACAGCAACGCCCGGGCGTTCTGGGCGATCGTGTGGTTCGCCGGCACGGCCTCGTAGTAGGCCCACAGCCGCACCCAGTTGAGGAACTGGCCGGGCGGCGGCGCCGGGACGGTGAAGTTGAACCGGTCGATCTGGTCGTGCGTCGACGACCGGACCCCGGACGTGTTCGCCGGCACGGTCGGCGACCGCACCCCCGCCTTCGTGACCGCCTGAAAGTCCGTGGCGGCGCCGTAGGCGGTGAAGTCGGACTTGTCGCCGTCGGAGACGGGCTCTGTGAACAGCGACGAGATCAAGGTCGCCATCAGCCGTCGACCTCCTCCACATAGCCCTGGGAGACGAGCAGCTGCACCTGCACCGCCGCCGGGATGAAGTGGCGCGGCTCCTCGACGATCTCGACCAAGTCGCCCGGGCTGCGCGCGACGCCGGCGTAGTCGAACGCGACCAGGCACCTGACGACCATCAGAACTCCACCGCGAGGTAGGTGAAACCGTCGTCGCCGACGAACTCGGTCCACGGCCCGAGCGCCAGCAGCCGGCCGCGGGACGCGTCGTCGAGCGGGCCGCACTCGAAGCGGTGCACGCCGCGGGCGGCGAAACACGCCTTCACGGGCTCGTAGGACTCTTTCAGTCTGCGCGCCGACCCTCGCCCGCGCAGGCTGTACCAGTAGACGCGCTGCGGGTGGATGTCGAGCTTCGCCCATGCCCCGTTCGGCCATGCGACGTTGGCGCGCAGGTAGCCGGCCCCGGTGTCGTCCACCTTGACGGCCGGGCCGCCGACGAACGCCGCGGCGAGGTCAGCCGCCAGGGACGGCATAGACCCTCACCGACGCCGTGAAGCCCTGACCGGCGCCGAGCGCAGACTGGTTGGTCACCAGCAGCCTGCCGCCGGCGGCGAGCAGCGACCCCTCGAGGTCGTTCGCGTCGTTCTGGCCGAACGTCAACGTCGCGGCCGAGGCGTCGGACGTCACGTTGATCGCCGCGCCGCCCTGTGTGGCTGCGACCTTGAAGGTGTCGATCGTCGCGTCGCGGACGAAGTAGGTGGTGCCGACCACCAGGCCGGCGCCGCCGGTCAGCGCGGTGAAAATGACCTTGTCGCCGTTCTGCGAGCCGTGGCCGGCGGACGTCACGACGTCGGTGGCGGCCGAGATCGTCGCGGCCTTCGTCGACGCCACCGGCACCGTGAACGGCGCGGGCCCGCCCGACCCGGACTGCTTGTAGCCGATCGTCTCGCCGCCGGACGGGTCGGCGCCCTTCGCCTCCAGCTGGCACGACAGCGCCGTCACGATCGACGGGTTGCGGACCAGCACCACCAGCTTGCCGCCCACACGCAGGTTTGCCGGGATGCCCGCCAGGTCGTGCGCGTTGACCTGAGCGCCGCCGCCGATCGACGCCGGGAACACGCTCGGACCGTTGAACAGGTCGACCTGGGTGCCGTCCAGCAGCGCCGCCAGCGCAGAGTCCGCGGTCGGCACCGCGGCCGCCCGCAACTCGGTGTTCGTGAGGCTGGCGCCCGACGAGAACGCCGTCGAGAACGAGACGTAGCGGTGCTCGCCTCCGACCAGCGCATAGGCGAAGTAGTCGACAGCATCAGTCAGCCCCGTCAACGCCACGCTCCCGTTGGCGGCCACGACCGCGGACGCGTCGCTCGCACCCTGCGGCGCCCCCGCCGGCGGCAGGTCGCTCTGCCCCCAATTCGACCGCTTATAGGCCGCGACCGTCGTGCCTACAGGGAACCGCTGCGGAGACTGCAACGTGATGCTCGCCATGGGGACCTATCTTGCTGAAGTGACCGGACGCCTCACGCCGCGGCGGGCGCGGCGCCGTTCATGTTCGGGTCGGCCGCCTTCTCCTGCTCGAGCTGCTGCGCGTACTGGATCGCCTCGTTGACCTTCGCCGGGTCGAACCCCATCTGGACGAGCGCCTCCGGCAGGGTCTGCGGCACCGGGTCGGGGAGCACCCACTGCTGCGGCTGCTTGATCCCGAACAGCGTCAGCGCGTGCTCCATCACCATCCGCTGATCGACGTGCGGGTTGTCCCCGAAGTTCTGGATGAACGCCTGCGCGTCGGAGCGCATCTGCGGCACGTTCTCCGGCGCGCTCGACCCGCCCTCCGACTCGTAGTCGAACTCGCCCATCATCTCCGCCGGGCCGAGCTGCTTCCACGCCCAGCGGCGCTCCGTCTCGCCGGGCATCGGCGGCTTCGGGATCCTGATCTCGCGCTTGGCCTGCGACTCGACGATCCGCTGCTGATTCATCCCGCCGAACATCCGCGTGGCGACCTTGGCGGTCTCGTACTCGAGCCGGCGGCCCTTCTTCGCGATCCGCACATTCGCGGCCGCCTGCACCAGCTGCGTCCCCGTCGCCGTCTGCGACGAGTCTCCGGCGCCCGACACCGCGTCGGAGATGCCGGTGGTGCGCTCGATGTCGGCCTGGAGGTTCGCCTCCTCCTGATAGCCCGAGTTGGGGATGTCCCCGACGTTGATCGGGAACAGCAGATCGCGCGGCTCCCCGCGCGTCTCGATCGCCGCGCCCGGGAAGAACACCAGGTCGCCGGGCTCCACGAACCCCTCCGCGTAGGCGAACACCTGCGCCAGCTTCAACGCCGCATTGTCGCGGCGCTGGCGGCGCAGCGTGTTCATCTCGTAGACGAGGTCTTCGATCGGGTCGATCTCGCCGATCCCCGGCAGCTGCTTGATCGCGCTCGTCGTCGGCCGGTACGTCGCGAACGGCAGCTCGCCGTGCCAGTACGGGTGGTCGCCCTGCTGCACCGGCACTTGGCGGTCGAGCATCGTCACGACCTTGTTGTCGCGGTGGTCCCATGCCTCCCACACCTCGTGGAGCTGGTTGCCGCGGGTACGCCAGTCCTTGTGACCGGAGGCGATCATCCTGGCGTCGATCACCTCGTCGTACTTCGACGTCGGGCCGAGCGACCGGACGTCGTCCTCCTCCATCTCGCGCCACACCCCCGCCCGGACGCGGTCCATCACGTAGCGGTGGTCGCGCCACGTCCGGTGGATCACGAACCGGCATTGCTCGATCTCGCTGGCGAATGGGTCCCAGAAGAAGTCGAAAATGTCGACGTCCTCGACGTCCGGATCGTCCACACCGGCATCGACCAGCCCCGGCTGCGGCCCCCCCGCGCCCGGCACGAGCCCCATCCGCTGCTTCTTCTCGAGCCGCCAGTAGACCTTCTGGACGCCGAGCCCGTAGATCAGGCCGGACTTGCCGGTGTCCTCAAGCTTGAGCTCGTAGCGGATCCGCTCCTGCTGCGAGTCGATCAGCAGCCGCATGTTCGGCGCGTTCTCCTCTGACCGGCTGTTCCGCGGCAGCACCAGCATCCGCGGCCGGCTCGAGAGCATCCGCGACAGCACCGTCTCCACCGTCGAGAACGCGTACGGGATGAACATCTCGGCGCCCCACTCGTCCTGCGCGTCGGCCATCACCGTGTCGCGGCCCCTGGGCGTCGCCGCCGAGTAAACGTCGGAGAACTCCCGATAGGACCGGTACATCCGGTAGTAGCGCTCCCAGACGGTGCGGTGCGACTTGTGGCGCTCCTCCGCGAAGTCGAAGTCGGAGCACACCCTCTGCTTGAGCTGCTCCTCCTCCGGGCTCAGCTGGATCGGCACCGGCGGCTACTCCTGCGCGACGGCCGCGAGCTGCGGCTCGCCCTCGACGGCGGGCTCCTCGAAGTCCGCCGGCGCCGGCGCGGGCTCCTCCGCCCGCCGGCGGCGCGGCAGCGGCGCGTGCAGCGTCCACATCACGTCGATGTGCTCCGTCAGGTAGAACCCCTCGTCGGTCTCGTAGCGGCGGGCGATCATCTGCACCGCCCCGCCCGCCCGGCGCAGCAACGCCGCAGCCTCCTCGAGCGTCGCCCCGAACTCGTTCAGGTCCACCTCGCCGGTCTCGGCGTCTACCGGCACCCGCCAGAGCCTCGTGTCGTCCGCCATCCTGCCGCCTCCTAAGCCTCGTCTAGATCGAGAGGCAGTGTCGCCTGCGATTCGGACGTGAGAGAGCCGCAGCGGCGCTCAGGCACGCTCAGACGCGTGCTGGGTGAGCAGCAGCCACCGCTCCTCGCCCTCGATCTCGACCACCAGGGCGTTGCACCACCCGACGCACTCCAGCTCGAGCACGTCCTCGCCGCAGTCCGCCGGCCGGCGCGCCCCGTCGCGCTCCTCCACGACCGGCAGGCACCAGACCGCGAGCGCCCTCACATCTTGACCTTGCCGTCGATGATGCCGCGCTTGTTGTCGCGCACCCACTGCTCGAACTCGACGTCCCACCCCTCGTCGCCGAAGATCCCCGGCGCCTTCGCCCGCGGCGACATCGCGCGGAGGTCGTCCTCATGGCGCTCCGCGCACGCCACGACGTGCCGCTGATAGTCGGCCGCCTTCGACTTCCCGAACCCCTCCTTGCACACCGCGCAGAAGAACACCGGCGGCTCGCGGTCCGCGACCGACGACGGGATGATGAGACCGGACGGCGTGACCTTCACCGCTGCGACCGTACTACCAGCCGGTGACAGGATCCTTGATCCGCCGCCCCGTCGAGCTCGTGCGCGACTGCTTCTCACCGGCCGGCACGGGCCGCTCGTGCGCCACGTACTGGCCGATCATCCACGCCATCAGAAGGTCGGCGAACGCGTTGCCCTGCGGCTCCATCTTGCCGCGCTCGTCCTTCACATAGGTCGAGAACTCCCGCGCCAGCAGCCGCGACCGCACGAAGTCGCACACCTCCGGCGCCTCGTCGCCGTAGCCGTCCCTGAGCAACTGGTGGGCGTGGCCGACCAGAAACGGCTTCGTCCCCGGCCCGGTGTCCCAGCCGAGCTTCTCCTCCTGGCGGTCGCGGTCCTTCGACAGCGGCCGCCGGCGGTAGACCAGCGGGTAGCCATAGTCGCGGCGGATCGTGCGGGCCATGAACCCGCCGTAGCCGCCCGTCGTCTCGACCACGATCAGCGCCTTGTTGTAGAGCAGCGCCGCCAGCAGGATCTGCTCCGCGACCTCGTCCGGGTCGATCCGCGACCGGTACTCCGCCACCTGCGCCTTCGTGCGGTGGTCGACCACCTGGATCGCGTGGAACGCGGTGTCGCCCTTCTCGTTCTCCTCGCCGCCCGACGGGTCCGCCGCCACGATGTACGCCCCCCGCGCGCGCCCCGCGTCCGGGTCGCCCGGGTCGGGGAGCTCCCACAACCGCCACGGGTTCACCAGCGCCCCGGCCTTCGGCGTCCACACCGCCGCGCGCGGCACATCGATCACCTTCGTCCGGATCTTGCGCTGGGTCACGTCGGCCGGCTCGAGCGTCCCGAGCTGCGGGCCCGGGTTGTCCGGCGACACCGTCTTCGGGTCGGTCTGCTCGACCTGGCGGCGCATCCGCGACGCCAGCACCGTCGAGAACACCTGCTTGCCCGACAGCATGAACGCCTCCTCCGGCGACACGGGGTACTCCTGCTTGAACTTTTCGAGCTTCCCCTCGCACTTGTCGACGATCGTCTTGCGGCGCCACAGCAGCTGCTCCGGCGTGCAGCCATACGTCTCGACCAGGTCCGGCTCGTCCTCGCCCCACGGCCCAGTCCCGATCGACGCCACGAACTCCGCGCGCGCCTCGTCGTCGTAGAACTCCAGCCGGTAGTCCGGATCCTCGGTCCAACCCGCGAAGACCGGCACGTACTCCGAGTCGCCGGCGACCGCCGCCTCCCACCGGTCATGGAAGAAGTTCAGGCTGTTGGCCGTGGACTCCAGCACCACCAGCGTCTCCGGCTCGTCGGGGACCGCGTTGAGGATCGCCGTCAACTTCGCCTGATCCTGGTAGAACGCAACCTCCGTCGCCAGCAGCTCGGAGAAGGTGTAGCCGCGACCGCCCTCCACCTCGCGCGCGGTGCTGATCTCGATCGACGAGTCGAGCCCCACGAGCCCAGCGTTGCGGCGAATCCGCGACGGCTCGCCGAACTTCATGAACTCGCCGCGGGCGAGGTGCGTGCGGTACGGCTTGAGCCCGAGCTCCAGATCAGGCGGCAGGTTGATCCAGATCCGGTCCGCCATGTCGAACAGTTGCGAGGCGGTGTCGTTCTCCTGAGCGACGATCAGCGCGCGCCGGAACTCGCGCTGCGTGATCCGCTGCATGACCTTCCCGACGCCCCACGTCGAGAAGCCGAGCTGACGGGCCTTCAGCACGATCGCCCGCATCGGCTTGCCGGCGGCGCGCTGCGCCTCCAGCGCGGCGTCGAAGCGCAGCTGCGGCCCGTTCGCCTCCAGGGCCACCAGCTGCCGCTTCTTGTTGACGATCTTCGCGCAGTGCCGACCCCAGAACGGCGTGTCGTGCTTCAGCCGCTCGAACAGCTCGGGTGTGGCCCGCACCGGCTACTTCTTGCCGGACTTCTTCTTGCCGGCGTTGCGGCGGCGCGTCGCGGCGGCCTTGCGCGACCGCTCCGACCGCTGCGCCGCCGTCAGGCCGGTCGCGACGCGCTTCTCCGCGCCGGTCGGCTCCGCGGGCGCCTCGTCGAGCGACGCGAGCGTCTCGACCCCCGACGCGCCCGACAGGCCCGGATCGACGCCCTTCGCGACCGCCAGCGCCGACGCGTCTACCGAGTCGAGCTCGCCCACGTCCTGCTTGGCGAGCGCCTTCTCGGTCCGGATCGACGACTCCGCCGTCTCGCGGTTGATGTCCGCCTGTGTCTGCGCGCCCTGGCGCGCCGGCTTGGCGGTCGCCGTCGAACGCATCCCCTCCACCGGCGCCGCGTTCGTCGACCCCTGATCGGCCGCCGCCGTGCGCAGATCCGCACGCACCTGGTCGGGGTCGCGCGCCACGCGCGGCGCCGGCTGGCCCGCCACCTTCGCGGTCGCGGCCACCACGATCTCGCGGCCCTCGGTGTCGTCGCCGACGATGTAGAACTGGGCGCCCGGCTCGAGCCCCCCGAACGACGCCGTGCCCTCCTTGGAGACCGTCGACCTTCTCGACGCCCGGCCGCTCCTGGCGTCGCCGACGCGCTCGTGCAGCCCGAGCACCGCGCCTGCCGGGAACGTCCCCGGACCGATCTCAACCGCTGCCTTGCCCATCGCTCTACCTCCTCATCGGCGCCGCCGCCGAGCTATAGGAATCGGACACGTCGTTCGCTCGCACCGGGAAGCGGTAGAGCCTGCAATGGCTCTTGCCGTCGTAGTGCCTACAGAGCCCGCAGCGGGCGCGCGCGGTGCCGTGCCGCAGATTCGGCGGCTTGACCGGCTTGCGCATCGCCTCCTTGAGAGCCACGCCCGGCAGTGTCCCGCAGCCGGCAGACAGTTGCAGCGCAACCATTCTGCGGCCGTCAGGACGCCCCGCGACCGAAAAGCCCTGCTACCCGATGTCCGGCGATGTCCGCCCCTGACCGCTGCTGACCGGCCGCAAACCCGCTCTGCGTCCGGTCCTGTCCGCCTATGTCCGGTCTTCCGATCCTATGGGGGGAGCAGGATACGCCCACCGGACATCAGCGGACATCCGGTGCCCCTGAGCAGGGGTTTTGCCTGCCGGCGCCGCAGGATCCGCTACCGCTCCAGCAACAGCCCGACCCCTCCGGGGAGCGCGTCCGCGCATAGTCCCGGCCGGTTAGGTGGCCCCCGATCACCAGAGGGCAGGCCCGCCGGCCCGACGCGACTCTCCCCGAAGGTCGAGGCACCCGTCTACCACTCCGCAGGCTACCCGGTGGCGCGGCCGCGGTCCTCGCCGCCGACCGGGCCGAGCATCTGCTGATCGCGAATCCGCTCACGAAACCGGGCGCGCACATCCCTCGAGAGCGGATGGATATACCGCCTCGCCGCCAGCGTGCCGCCGTCGGCGTGGCCCATCTGGTCGGCGATCTCGTACGGCGACAGGTTCCAATGCGTCGCCAGATACGTCCCGTAGAAGTGGCGCAGCTCGTAGAAGTCGAACCCCGGGTCGATCTCCTCCTGACGCTCGGGCGCCAGCCCCGCCCAGAACGCCTTGCGGACCGGATCCCAGTAGTAGTGCGCCGCGCGCTGGGTGAACCGGCCGCCAGCCGGGATCGAGAACACGTAGTCGTGCTCGGTCCTGCGCACCGTCGCCGCGCGCTGCAACGCCGCGCGCGCCTGCGGCAGCAGCGTGATCGTCCTCGTCTTGTGGTGCTTGGGCAGCTGCTCCGACCTCGTCTTCTGCTGCCACTGCCGCAGGATCTGCAGCTCGTCGACCTCGAAGTCGATCCGCGACCACTTCAGCGCATAGAGCTCCCCCGGCCGCATCCCCGTATAGGCCGCCACCACGATCATCGGCCCGATCGTCGACTCGCCATAGTCGCCCCAGATCCCCTCCGCGGTGCGCACCAGCGACGCGATCTCGTCCTCGGTCAACACCAGCAGCTCCTCGCGGCCATTGGACTCCGGCAACCCCAGCTTCGCGAACGGGTTCCCCGACGTCAGCCCGTCGCGGGCCATGTCGTTGAACATCGCCCGCACCGCCGGCAGGTTCGCCCGGTGCGCGAGCGCCCACTCCCGCGCCTGCGTCCGCGTCACGTCCGAGATCGGCACGCCCCTGAAATCCGCGGCGAACTGCTTCACCCGCTCGTGGTTGTGGATGTTCGTCGACCCCGACCGGCGCGGATAGTCGCGCGTCCACCTAGCCGCGAACGCGTCGCACGTCTCGCGGCTCGACCCCCGCGTGCGCTTGTCCTCCTCCATCTGCCGCTTGAAACGCTTCGCCTCGTCCAAGTCGTCGAACCCGCCCTTCGGCACCCCCGGCCACGCCAGCCGCCGCTTGCGGGTCTCCGGATCGTAGACCGGGACCACGTACTTCCCCGACGGGCGCCGATAGATCCCTTCCGCGACCCTCTTCATTGACGGCGGCGGCTTACTCGAACGGGCCACGCAGCCACGATACACCGTTTGTCATACAAAAAGCCGCTAGTGGGCGGTCAGCCACGCCTCGCACTCGGAGATCCGGAAACGGCGCGTCCCGTTGCGCCGCTTCACCGACGGCATCCCCGCCTCGACCCAACGCCTGATCGTCCGGTCGGTGACATCGAAGTGGCCCGCCAGCGTAATCGCGTCTACAAGCGGCTCGCTGAACCCCTCGGGCCCCCTGCGCACAGGGAGCCGCAACACATCCGCCATCCCCTCGCCCTTCGGCAGCGCCTCGCTCAAAAGACCCTACCCATTGAGTAGCGGTATATCACCGACAGAGACGAATTCATTCATTCAGCGGGAACCCATCCAACGCGACCGTGTCGAGCTGCGACCCTCTCACCACGAGATCAGAGCATACGCTCCCGCCGACCGTCACGCGCCCCCGCCCGATGAAGTATCTGCACAAAGAGCGGGGATTCCCGGTCTTTTCCGCCAGCCACACGTCCAAGTCGACCGTCCCCTCCGGCGGCTGGTGAGAGGCCGAGACGCCGCCGGCCGCCCGATGCTCCTCCCAGGACGGCTCGACGCCTTGGCTCGCGCCTCCAGACCCCTCACCAGCCGCCGCCAGGGCCATCCTCAGCCCCTGTTCGGCATACCTCGCCTGCGGAACCCCGGAGAGCTCCGACACCGTCTCCAGCTCCCGCGCAAGCGACCGCGGCAACCGGAACGTCTTCGGGACACGCGGCTCCGTCACGAGCCCATGACCCGAATCGTGAACGCGGGGTCGCCCGTCGGCGGGTCGGGCGTGAGACCGGGCAGCCTCCCCTTGAGCTCCAGCTCGGTCGGCGTAAGCAGCGGCGCGCGGAGCTCGAGCGCGTCGACGGATCGCGTGGGGCCGTCGGAGTTAACGCCCGGAGGCACGCCGCGCCAGCCGAACTTCGCGTCGCAGTCGACACACTGGACCGTGATGTCCGCGACGAAGCGCCTGACGTCGGCGCCCTCCTCCGGAGTGAGCCGCCCCACCGCAACATCGGCCCGAAAGTTCTCGTGCTGGCGGCTCACTCCGAGCCCTCCCAGCACGCCGGCCGCGCGCCCCTCTCTACCGCGACCATTTCGAGCACGTCCAGTCCGCCCTGTACTGGCACCACCACGACCTCCACGCCGCGGTCGCCCATCGCCGCCTCGAGCCGCTCCAAATCCCGCGGATCGACAAACCCGACCATGTACTTCACGACGAGCTGGTCCCCCGGCTCCAGCCGCACCCGCGCAACGTCGCGCACCACCGCCGGTGCTGGCTCACGCCGCCACGGCCACCTCATCGCGCCCCCTTCCGGAACGCCAACCAGCGCCACCACCACCGCAAATGACGCCACGCCCGCCTCACGCGACCACCGCGACGAGCGCCGTCACGACCGCGGCAACCGCGAGCGCCCCGGCCGCATAGGCGGCCACGAGCGACTTCTCGGCCCACGCCCGAGCAGCGCGAGCGTACTCCGTCGACGCGCGCCCATAGAGGTGCGCCGCGGCGTACAGATCCCCGGCCGCCCTCGCGTCGTCGCCGAGGTACGCCAGACGCTGAGCGTGATCCTCGATCACCTTGATCTGACGCGCCCTCACGCCGCCAGCCTCGCGGCCATGACCGCCCGAAAGTCGTCCGGGTCGCCGTCGAGATCCGGGTGCGTCGCCTTCAACGCCGCCGCCACGCCGCCGTGCTCGTCGATCAGCCGCGCACCGCGGGCCCGCAGATTCTCGCCGCCCGCCTCGAGCTGCTTCCACCCCGCGTACTGCTCGCCGCGCTTGCCGATCCCGTACCGGTCGACCTTCCGCAACGCCTCCAGCCCCAGCGCGATCGCCCGCAGGTTCGACTGCCAGTGCGGAAACGCGTCCGTGCCGTACCGCAACGGCCCGTGCTTGGAGTCGAACGACACGATCACGCCCGGGTGGCGCGGCACAGCGTGCGCGCGCGGCAGCCCGTCGCGCCGCAGATCCGACTCCGACAGCGCCAACTGGATCACCACGCGCCACGCGCTCAGCCGCGACAGCTCACGGTCAAGCAGCTCCAGCGTGTCGCTGTAGCCCGCCCGGAACGGATCGCTGAAGTTCCTCGTCCGCGAAAACTCCGGCGGCCAGTGCTCAATCGGCCGGAACGCGAACTCCCTCATCGGTCGAACGGAGTCCGGTGCTCCAGGTTGTACGGGTTCGCGTCGCACAGCCGCCCCAGGCGCCACCGTCGCCGCCGGCGCGTGCACATCGCGCAGCACCACGCGCCGCCGAGCGCAAACCGCCCGCGCGCCCACCGCGGCCGCCACTGGATGAACGCGTGGCCGCCCTTCGGGATCTCGAAGCTCGTCGGGCTCACGCCGCCACCCCGGCCGGCTCGACGCAGTCCAGACACAGAGCCGACGTCTGCTCCGACCCGCGCGCATACAGCTCCCCGACGAGCAGCACCCCGCCGCAGCTGCGACACGCCTCCGGAAACACCGACGCCTTCCGCGACACCCGCAACCGCGACGTTGGCCGAAACTGCGTCCGCCCCAACGTCTCGCCAGTCGGCCGGACCGTGTCGCCCCGATCCATCAGGACGCCTCCGGCTCATCCGGCGCGTCGTCCGGCTCGCGCTCCATGAAATCCCCCCGGAACACCGGCGCAGCCGCCGGCCGGTCAACCTTCTCGACGCGCAACATCGGCGCCTGCTCGACACCGCACGCGTCGAGCACCGCGTCACGCACCGCCTCGATGCCCCTCAACGCATCGAACTCCCGCGTGAACCCCTCGCCCGACGCCACGACCTCGCCGTTCGCCGCCCGCAAACGCCACCGCCACTCTCGAACCTCGCCGACCTCGCCCACGTCCGTCGGATCGACCAACTCGCCCGGCCGCGACACACGCGGCTTCCCGCCCCCCAGCGACCGGACCTCGTAGTACTCGAAATGCGCCCCGCCCGCCACGATCAGTACGCCGACCTCTCGGACTCGTCGAAGTCCGCCGGCTGCTTCTGGTCTGCCTGCAACGCGTCCAGCCCCGCGCGACACGCCGCCGCCACCCGCTCCGCGCGCCGCAACTCCGCCCGATGATGCTTAACCGCCTCGCTCGCGCCCTGCAGCCGCGCGTCGAGCAGCTGCCCAAGCACCACATCCTCCGGCGCCGGCGCCCCCATCTTCGCGCCCTCCGAGTTCGACACTCCACCCTGACCCTGCATCCCGTCCCCTTTCGTCACGACGCCCCCCTCGGCGCCTGCCCCGACCCAAACGACCCCGACACCGGCGCCCGCGGCCCACTGATCGCCGCCTGGCGCTCCCGCACCCACACCATCCGCCGCACCGGATCCTTCGGCGCCCCCGGCAACGGCTCCGACAACCCGTAAACCTCCTCGAGCGCCACAAACGCCTCCTCCGACGCATGACCCGACTCCGCCCGCGACACCACCTTCTGATCCACCCCGACCCGCTCCGCCACCTCCCGCTGCGTCAACCCCAACGCCTCACGCGCCCGCCGCAACCGATCGCCATACCGCCCACGACGAACCTCATCCGACGCCTCCGGAATCTCCAT